AAGATAGTGAACAGTCGAATACTTTCAAAGCATTTGAACCAACTCAAGAGGAAGAGACGTATTCTATGGTTACTGCGAACCGATTCTGGTCTCAGATCTTCGGTATTGCTTTTAGTAATAAGCGTTGGTTGCACTTCTTTATGCTTTTTGTGCCAGTTATGGGTCTCTGGACTTCTTCTATTGGCATCATCGGTCTTGCTCTCAATCTACGTGCATACGACTTTGTATCTCAGGAGATTAGAGCGGCAGAGGACCCAGAGTTTGAAACGTTCTATACGAAGAATATCCTCCTTAATGAGGGACTTAGAGCGTGGATGGCTCCAGTAGATCAACCCCATGAGAACTTTGTGTTCCCAGAGGAAGTTCTACCGCGAGGAAATGCTCTTTGATTTTATAAGACCCTTCGGGGTCTTTTTTATTATGTCTTTAATTCATAACAAAAACTAACACCTTAGAAAGAACTCCGTATAATTACTTATGAGTTCTTACTTTTTTATGAAGATCTTTCTAGATACTGCAGATGTTTCAATGATTAGTCCAGCATATGAGACTGGATTATTGGATGGAGTCACTACAAATCCGTCACTTATTTTAAAAAGTGGAAGACAACTTTTGAATGTTATTCAAGAGATTGCAACAGAGTTTAAAAACTTAGAAAGTATTTCTGCAGAGGTTGTTGCAGATACTTCAGAAGAAATGCTTTCACAAGCACAAAAATTTTATACAATTGCACCAGCAGTTACAATTAAAGTTCCTTGTACCGTAGAAGGACTTAAGACTTGTAAGTTTCTGACTGATAAAGGAATTCAAGTTAATGTAACCCTGGTATTCTCCGTCGCTCAAGCAATCCTTGCATCTAAAGCAGGAGCAACATTCATCTCACCATTTGTTGGACGTTGGATGGATAACTCAATTGATGGGATTGAACTTATCAAAAATATCCGTAAGGCATTTGATTACTCAGGAACATCTACACAAATTCTTGCAGCATCTCTTCGTGATGTAAGACAGGTAGAACAATCTGCTCTTAATGGTGCAGATGTGGTTACAATCCCTCCAGTAGTATTTTGGGCAATGTATAAGAACATTATGACTGAAAAAGGTCTTGATTTGTTCCAAAAAGATTGGGAAGAAGTTCTCAAAAGTGTGAACGATGAAAAAGTTTAACGATACAATTCTATTAGTCACAATATCAATCATTGATTTTTTGTATCGTGACCTACCCATACAAAGGTTCTGGGTTTTGGAAACAATTGCCAGAGCACCATACTTTGCTTTCGTGAGTGTGCTGCATCTTAAAGAATCATTAGGACTCAGAGATTTATCACACTACTATTTGATGAAAGAACACTTTGCTCAGACACTCAATGAAACCGAACACCTCATCGAAATGGAAAGGCGTGGTGGTGCCGACCGTTGGTATGATCGTTTTATTGCTTATCACCTGGTTCTCATCTATTATTGGATTCTGGTGGGTTATTATTTTATTGCTCCTGTCTCTGCTTATCACTTGAATGCAGGCATTGAGTTTCACGCCACAGAGACATATCTAAACTATCTCTGGGATCATCAGGAAGATACAAAGATTGCTGAAATTGCAGTCGATGAAATTAATCATTATATTGAACTCTCAAGAGCAATGGAGATGGTATGAAATCAATAGTTATATTTGGAGCAACTGGAGACCTTTGTAAAAGGAAACTTATACCAGCACTTTATTCTCTTCATAAGAAAAATCTTTTACCAAAGGGATTGAAGATTATTGGTGCTTCCAGAACCAATCACTCTAAAGAGAGTTGGATAGAAGTATTGGGAAATTATTCTCAAGAGTTTATTAAGAGACTTGAATATGTTCCTTGTGATTTGAGTGATTCTGAATCCCTTAAATTATTGGAATCTTATGAAGACACAACTTATTTTCTTTCTGTTCCACCAGAAAGATATGCTGATGCTATTACAAACCTAAAAGAAGCAGGTAAGTTAGATGACGCAGAAAAATCAAGAGTCATTATTGAAAAACCTTTTGGCACCGATCTTCAATCTGCTAATTATCTACAATCTGTGGTGGCTGGATATCTACGCGAGAAACAAGTATATCGCATTGACCATTATCTCGGTAAAGATACTGTTAATAATATCCTTGCCACCCGCTTTAGCAATATATTGTTGGAGCCACTTTGGAACAGGAACTTTGTAGAAGAAGTTCAAATCTTTGCAACTGAAACAATAGGTTGCGAAGGTCGTGCCCAGTATTATGATACTGCTGGTGCCGTCAGAGATATGCTTCAAAACCATATGCTTCAGGTGCTTGCACTAATTGCAATGGAACCCCCTTGTAGGAATGATGCTAAAGAGATTCGCAGAGAGAAAGTCAAAGTTCTTGCTGCAACCAGACTGGGTGATAATGTAGTTCTTGGTCAATATGATGGGTACAAAGGTGAAGATGGAGTAAATCCAGATTCACAGACTCCAACTTTTGTTGCGGGTGATTTGTATATTGATAACTGGAGATGGAAGGGTGTTCCTTTTTACTTTATGACAGGTAAGAAGATGCCTGTAAATTGCGTTGAAGTTGTGATTAAGTTCAAGTCACCTCCACAACAATTGTTTGAGGGACATGAATGTAATGACAGAATTGTAATGAGACTGCAACCAGATCCTCATCTGGATATGCGTATTGATATTAAATCTCCTGGACTAAATGATATGGTAGAACCCGCAATTCTTCAGTATCATTATCCTGTAGAGAAAGCAATTGATGGTTATGTGAAACTCTTTTATGATGCAATCAACGAAGATCAATCGCACTTTGTTCATGCTGATGAGGTATTAGAATCTTGGAGAATTGTTGATGATCTTTTATGCACTGGAGATCAATGTAGGATTATGACAATGCCATATCTTTATAATGAAGGTGTTTGGGGACCTTGGCAAAAAACAGAACTGATTACTAAGTGGGACTATCCACTCAAATTAAAATAGGAGTAAAAAATGAAAGTTGGATTAATTGGATTGGGTAGAATGGGAGAAGGAATGTCCCGTCGTATGATGAAAGCAGGAATAGAAGTTTGGGGTTATAGGAGGAATTATGAAAAGGCTCAGGAAGCTTATGAAAAGGGATTTGTTAATGGAGTTACAACTACTATTCAAAATCTTGTTCAAGTAGTTAAACAAACAAAAACTGGTGGAACACAACCTGGTATTTTTCAGATGGTTGTGCCCGCAGAAACCGTAGAGGAGACAATCAATGAGTTACTACGATATTGTGGTGAAGGAGATATTATTATTGATCATGGCAATAGCAATTTTAAAGACAGTCGGAAGAGAGCAGAACGTCTGGCAAAACTGGGTATCCAATATATTGATTGTGGCACTAGCGGTGGTGTTTATGGTTTGGATCGTGGATACTGTCTTATGGTTGGGGGTGGAAATATTGCAGTCGCCACTTGTTCGCGCATTTTTGATGCCCTCTCCCCAGGAATTGACGCTGCCCCCAGGACTCAATTTGACTCAGACATAACCTCTGCAGAACATGGTTGGTTGCATTGTGGTGGTCCTGGTGCAGGACACTTTGTAAAGATGGTGCATAATGGTATTGAGTATGGTATTATGCAAGCATACGCAGAAGGATTTAACATCATCAAGAACGCTAATGCAGGTGCCCAGTATGTCAGAGAAGGAGATGCAGAGGTTGCCCCTATGGCGGATCCAGAAAGTTACTGCTATGATATTGACGTTGCTGAGGTTGCTGAGTTATGGCGTCGTGGTAGCGTGGTTGGGTCTTGGTTACTTGACCTTACTGCTGATGTGTTACGCAGGGATGGTGTCCTTAAACAGTTCTCTGGAGGCGTATCCGACAGTGGTGAGGGTCGTTGGACTGTTTCTGCCGCTGTGGATTTGGGGGTTCCCGCTCCTGTCATTACTACTGCACTATTTGAAAGATTTAACTCACGCAATCTCGGATCGTTCGGAGCAAAAATCCTAAATGGAATGCGTTACATGTTTGGAGGACACCACGTTAGATAAAATGATTAGTTCAGAAACCCCTTATAAACTAGCAGAAATTGTTAGAGACACTTGGCCCCAATTGTATCGACCATCAAAAAAAGAACCCAAGAAAAAAACTAATAACTAAATACTTCAAAATCTTTTTTGTAATATTCTTCTATATTCTTCACAATATTTTTTGTCATTGAATATTCTTTTCTTTTCGGATTTAATTCTGTATCTTCGTCTCCCCAATAAGAATATTCTTTATCTTCTAGAACATCTCTAGTTAATTCATAATACCAAGATCTAAAATTTTTTGTTAGACCATTTTCAAATCTCCATATTAAAGTGTTTGGACCAATGAATTCATGTTGTGGTCTAAACCAATTTTTAGCATAATGACTAGTCATACGCTCATATTCAATCCAATAACAAAACCCATCATAATCTTCTAATTGATCTAAATCTTCTTTACCATATCCTCTTTTAATAGCAACATTAGAAAATTCTGATTTAAACCTATCTATTGGATTTCTTATTACTGCAAACTGAATGGATTCTGCAACATCCTCTAGGTATTCATATAATGGATAATGTAAATGAAAACACTCTATTCCATATAAATGTAAATCGTCGCTACAATGCAAGACTTCATAGTTATTGTGAACGAGTGTTTGAGTTATAAATCTCCCACCAGTCCTTGGAATATGGACATGAAATGCTTTAATGTTGTCTTTAACAAATAGCGTCATCGGATATAATTAAATATATTCTATAATTATAACATTAATTTTGAAATCAAAACACAAATCATGTTGTAAAGAACATTAATGTATAAAATAGAGAGCAGCAATGAATTGATTATGCCAACACAGTCAACTTGGATTTCTTTTTTTATTATTTTTTCTTTAATTTTACTATTTGCATATTGGGGAGTTAATAACGCTTATGCCTAGAGGAAACGTAACTAAAGACATTATAAAATGTGAGATTCTTAAATTAAAATTAGAGTTAGATAAGGAATGGATGAATAAATCTGGATACGACCCAAAGTGGTTAGCTCATCATTATTTAAATAAGGTATTAGATAAACTTGATGAGTATGCTAGATAAATATATTGAGACCCTAAAGGTAATATAAATGGCAGCAGTACCTTTGAACCTTACTCTAGAACAAGGGGCAGATTTTAATGTAAATTTTACAGTAAGGAATAAAGATTTAACCCCACTTAACTTGTTGGGTTATACTGCTTCTAGTGAAATGAGAAAACATCATACCTCTACTAGAAGTTACTCTTTTAGTATTACCTTTGTTGATAGAGTACAGGGTAAGATTTCCATTGGTATGTCAGATGCAATAACTGCAACTATTCCAGAAGGTAGGTACGTATATGATGTGTTTATTGAATCTTCTAATGGAACAAAAACAAAAGTAATTGCTGGTATGGTATTAGTTCATCCAGGAGTTAGTTTCTAATGTCTGATTATACAATTACTTTAGATGAAGACCAAGGAATAAGTATTGCTAGAGAAGATTATATAATTACTCTAGATAATGGACAAGATGCGAGTATTGGAAGTCCCGATTACAGGATTGGGGTTAATTTTGAGATACCTTCAAAAAGTGTTCAGTATACAAATCTTATTCTAGATGATATATCATCAGAATTTAATGGGTCAAGAAATACATTTAATTTAACTGTAAATGGTGAATCATATACCCCAATTAATGCTCAACAATTAATTATATCTTTAAATGATACTATTCTAAGTCCAGGAATAGACTATAATGTTTCTGGAAGCACCATAATTTTTACCAATCCTCCAGCAGCAAATGTTGGTGGGTCTAATGAATTTTGGGGAGTTGCTCTTAGAACAGTTGCTGATCTTACTAGGACAATTAATTTTGTTTTGGATAATGGATCATTTGATATTACTCCAGGAGTAAAAGGATCTCTTGGATTGGATGTATCTGGAAGAATTGAGTCGTGGACAATAGTATCTGAAGAAACAGGGTCTATTGTTATAGACATTAGAAAAGACCAATACAATACATATCCAGACAATTTAACCTCAATTGTTGGAAGTGAATATCCTAGGTTGATTAATCAATCAAAAAATAGAGATGAATCTCTTTCAACATGGGCAACTGATGTTGTTGCTGGAGATATACTTGATTTTAGAGTTATTTCATGTACAGGAATTACAAAATGCTCTTTATTTTTAAGGTTAAACATCTAAAATAAAAAGTATACTTTTGTATAAATAACTGATAGGAAGCAAATGTCAATTAAACGGAGTCCGCTCACATGGCTTTATTAGTATCCGACGCAGGTGAACTTCAGTCGCTAAGATACCTTGTTAATTCAAATCGCAATATTCCAAGGAACTTAATTCTTAAACTGTACACTTCAAATACAGTTCCAGTTGAGACTGACGTTCCATCACAAACCAAGTATTTTGAACCATATGATTCTACTGGACTGGTAGGATATGGTACTGCACCTTCAACTGGATATCCTCCAGTTATCAACGCAAGAAATGACGAAGATTATACCAGACAGTATGGAATTCTTTTAAATGGAAGTCAGTGGAATGTAAGAACCATTCTATCTGCAATTGCCACTACAACTGGAAGTGGTAATATTAACGAATATACAATTACCGTAGCATCTGTTTCCAATATTGCGGTTGGTCATTATGTAAGTGGTGGTGGAGTTGGAACCAATGCAGTTGTTGCTGCTATTGATGGCAACACTCTTGTTCTTACTGTTAAGAACGCCTCTACCTTCTCTAACCAATCATTAACATTTGGTGTTGGTACAACCACTGCATCATATCCTGAGCAGACATTTACATTCACTTCTGCTGCTAACAATATTTACGGATACTACTTGGTAAGATCGAACAATCTTCCAATCTCCCTGAATGGTGTTCTTCATGCAGTTAATGTTAGTACTGCAACTACTATTGCTAAGTCTCAGACTAGTGGTACTATTGGACAGACTTATGTAACTTTGTTCCCATTTAGCTACACTCCAACTGTATCTGGTGTTGGTTCGGAATTTACTCTAACTGTATCTAGCAATGTCGGCATTAATACCAGACAAAGAGTAATTGGTACTAACATTGCTGATGGAGCAAGAGTTGTTGGTATTATGAATACCACCACAATCGTTCTTGATAGAAAGAATACTGGTGCAGTATCTGGTGTTGCTACATTCTTCCAAGAAATCACAGAAAATATCTGTGTAGGTATGGGTGTTACTCACGGCAACCTTGCTGGTGAGACTGCTGCTATCCCTGCAGGTACAACTATTACTGGTATTGATGAGAGAACTGGAATTGTATATCTAAGCAGCACTCTGTTAAACAACATTCAGTCTGCAACTGGTAACACAGTATACTTCAACTATGCTCAAGTTAGCACTGCTGGAACTACCCATGGATTGGTAGAAGGTGATATTGTTTACATTGCTGCTGGTGCTGCTAACACCACCACAACTTCTGGAACCTATACCATTCACCAAGTACCAAGCACAAGCACATTCAGCACTGTACCTGCTCTGACTGGTATTGGAAGTGCAACTCTCTACAGCAGCATCTTCTTTGCTGAGAGATTTACAAATGGTCCTTACAACATTCAGAACAATGGTGACCAAATCAAAGTTACTCTGAACGTCAGCCTCGACTGATTTATTCAAGGTCTATACTTTATTATGGGGGGGTTGCTTTTGGCGATCCCTCCTATTTTTTTAAGAGATAAGAATTGTTATACAGTCTTCACAATAAATAAAATAAAAGTAAGAGTATGGCATTATTCCAATACGAGGGAATAGGAAGCCTGCGCTCTTTAGGGAATAAACTGAGTTCCCAGAGGGCGGTGTACTCGTATAGCCAATTTTCTATTGTTAATTATGAAGAACTTGATTATGGTAGTATTGTTGATGCTGTAATAGAAGCAGAAGATTACGGAGAAATTACTGCTACTATTGAACAATACTATCAAATTCAAGACTTTGGAACTATTACATTGGATACTGCAAGAGTACCAATGGGTAAATTTGGTATTCACTTAGCAGCAAATGATAGC